CGCGGATCCTATGGGGATTTATTGTGACGTATTATTAGATTGACTTAAAAGAACTTATGCGTCTTAAATTAGACTTATTAAAGTGTTGTCTCCAATACGATAAACAGTATGGAAAAGTTCAATGTTATCCATTAAGAATTTATATTGCTGAGCAGTTAAGGTTTCTAAGATTGTATCCTTATCAGAGGTGTATTGTGTGCGTATGCTAGATAAGAATACATCATCATTACTAAGATTACCTTTTTGCCAAGCATATCGACCTTCTTCACAGAAGGCAAATCCTGGGAAAGCTTTAATATAGTTAGCATCCCAATAAGATGCATTTAACATTTTTCTTTTGATATCATAAAATGTATCAAGCTGTTTATGATTGTAAGACATTGTGATCACCTAAATAAGATCTTCAGGATCATAGAAATCCTGAGCATCTTCCTTTTCTTCTTTCTCAGTAACTGGGATGTCAAGTTCGACACCACGTTTTTCCATGATTTCCTTAATTTTTTGATTATCACCATATCCCTTTTCTAATAGGATATGAGTTAAATCATGTGGACCTTGCTCCGTTAGGAATGAGAAACCTTTATTAGGTTGCATAGTTCCATCGGATTGAACTACCCACTTACGCAGTTCAATTTTATAAGCTCTGTCATTCCAGCTCATTTCAGAAATCTTTAGAATAGAGTTTCCTCTTTCATCAAAGACTTCATCAATACCATCTGGGTTGATATTAAATTTGAATTCCATATTTCCTCCAAAAAATAATAGACTGGAGAGGTTAATCTCCAGTCATACTATAACTTGATTATTTTTGTGGACGGAATAAACCATCGGATACAACTTGACGGCTTACATATTTCTTAAGCAAGCGTTTAGTTACATCTGGATGCAATTGTTTGATTTCAAGAAGACGACCAGAATAGCTATTAGTATTTACTGGAGCACCAGGAATTACTACATAGTCATATTGGTTACCATAAATGAAACCAAGAATAGATTCAATTGTAGCACCATATACTACCAAGTTGCTGTTACCAGAACCATCAGAAGCATATGCGTAAGTTACACATTGAGCACGGAATTTGTCATGGTTTTCATTGTCTTTACCGAAATCAATAATTGTATCTTTCAAGATATCAATTGCTTCATTAGTAAGACGGAAGCCCATAACTGTTTCAGATACAGTACCGTTTTTAACTAATTGACGAATGTTAGAAGTACCATTGAATTTAGCAACCATTTCAAGTTCTTTAGTAGCTGCATTTTGACCAATGCTTTCTAAACCGATTTGTTCAATAGCTTTCAAACGAGTATCGTGTTCGTTATCAGAACCATTGAATGCAAATACTAATGCAATACCAATTTGTGGGCTGTTAGTGAATACCATATCACGGCAACCTACATAGTCTGCAAAGATGTTACCAAGACGATTTGTGAGCAACTCACATAATTCGCTTGTAGCGATTGTTTTTGTTTTATAATCGCTTTCAAATGTTTCAGGGGTAACTTTAAGTTCAATGCGTTTTGCATTACCCTTATCGTTCCCTTTATCATCTCGACGAGTTTCACGAGAAGCACGTTGAAGTACTTCACCTAAAGATTGGAATCCATTGTCGACTTGTGGAATTCCATTAATCAATTGATTTGACATAGCTATGTCCTCCTTTAAAATATAAAAGAAATTATTCTACTGTTAGGATCATAGTAAATATTAATCACCTAACTTCACCATTATAATATATCAATATAACTAATTTTAGAAGACATGTAATCCAGGAAGATCATCCATGCCTACATATTTAACTATAAAGGTTCTATCATTCTTATCTTGAATAAAGAAGAAATTGCCTCTAGCTTTATATAGTAAGATATCATGATAATATTCAACGATATTATAATCCACTATACGATCTTGTACTATAGCTTCAAGAGCAAATAGATCACCGGGTCGTAATTGAGCACCATCTTTAACTTCAAATAATACATTGATTACTCTGAAGTTATAATGGAACCAGTACATGAATAGAATATTTTGTAATGCTATCTTGATAGCTTGATCAGTATCATCATATTCTAACCCACGACTATCACAGATGGAAATAAAAGTATCATAAACACGAGAGTCTAACTTAACAAATGATACAATATTCTTGAGTGGATCATTTAGATATAAGTCTACACTGAAAGCATAGTCTTTGCTTGCAATGTCATACATCATAAGATCATAAGCTCTCTTATATTGTCTCATAGAACTGTCGTTATCAAACTCACCCTTACATACATACTTACCAAACTTCTTTTTAGGATCTGGATTATCAATATTAATCCGACTAGCATAGTATGGATAGTTGTTTGCTTCATATGGGCAATAGATATTGATACACAATTCCTTTTCCCCATTCTTTAGAGTACATACTTCGAAAAACATCTTACAATGTATCTCTAAAGGCATATACTCGTCATTATTGAATTTATCAATTAATAACTTATCTCCTATTACTGGAGTAACTTTATAGAAGTCTTTGTCTTTTCTAGATACTATTCTATATAGTTCAGTAATCTGACCGAATTTATCTTTCTTACAAAGCTTCTGTCCGACATTATACATTTATATTCACCTCCTTAATCATAGTTATAATATATGAGCGAATGATATTATAAGAGTCCTACTTATCTAGTAAGTAGGACTCATTATTTTATAATATCTGCATAGCTATCTTAGCATATTTACCAGCATGTTTTAATGTAGGTGCTGTAATAACAAAGGAGTCATCACAGAATTCACTACGTTGATAGTAGTTAGAGAAATTAAATTGTTTATCAGCTTTAAGTACTATTTTGAGATACTTATGGAAGTCATTCAATACTCTAGCTCTAATCTTAACTAGCTCTTTATCTTTCTTAGTACGATCTTGTTTAGTAAGATCTTCTGTAATCTTAAGATTTAGATAATACATCTTAGCTAGTTCATATTTCATTGCTTCGATATTCTTAGCTCTATCATACTCCATAAGTAATCTATGAGATTCCATATATATCGCTTGATAGTTTTTATTCTTTAAGAAGTTCTTAACAAATAAGTTTCCTTTATTATCGAATTCAAAACCAATACCTTTTTCTTGTAATAACTTAGCAGTCATACTTCTATGGAATAAAGTATTAGCTCGGTTATAAGCTCTATTCATATTGATAGGATTGAATTCCATATATGGATTCCAACCAAACTCTAATAAAGCTTGTTTGTATTCATCAGATTGAGTTCTAGCATACTCTAGACTTAGATATCTTACATTAGACATCCAGTCGAGAATAACTTTTTTATCATAAGATTTACCCTCATAGATATTCTTATAATCATTCAACCATTTATCAGCTTTAGATTTCCATTTATCTGGAATAGATCCAAATGTACTATTACGTTTAAATACCTCAATTTCATGAGGGATATAGAATGGAGTAGTATTTGGTAAGTTTCTAATAGGCTGTACATCTTCCATAGCAGATTCTACCATTGGTAAATAATAGAAATCATCAAATCCCTTATTAGTAAATACACTCTTTAGGAAGTTATACATGGTTTCATTATTACAACCAAATGCTTCCATCATTCTCATATCAGAAATACGAATTAATGAGATATCCATAGATTGGAGATTATTCCATTGAGCATCTAACTCTTCTTCACTATCACATGGTAAGATAACAAAGATGCCAGAGTTTAAAGACCAAGCTTGGAGATATTCAATCTCACGTTTCTTACCACGGAGTTCAATACCATAATCTCTAGCTCTATCTAAGTCAGATAATTGTAAGCCAGATTCACTTAATGCTAAATCATCATAAGGAATTTCAGAATTAAGATATTTAGATCTCAATTCTTTGAATCGCTCTACATTAGATTTACCATAGATCTCAATAGACTTATCATCGCTATGACGTTTCATATCAGCTGTAAGACTATTATAATCATTCCAGTCATCCATTAATTGCTCTTCTGATTCATACTTATCATCAAGTACTTTATACATCCCAGAGTCATTAACTTCTTTAACTTTCTTATTATTAGTGCTTTGAGTATCATCATCTTGAGTTAGAGCATCTTTAGCTTTAACAAAAGCTGGTGCTTCAATCTCTAAAATAGTATCATAAGATTTGGTTCTTATACCAGATTCTAAATCAATAGCAAAGTATCCATTATGATCTTCCATGATCATAGTACCTTCAGGGAATTCTTTTAGTTTAGACTTTGCAGTATTAACTTCTAGAATATCACATAAAGGTATAGTTGTATTGTATATCTCCGATTCAATGGAATAGATCATATTCATTAGAGTTAACTTATTTTCTCTATCTAAATCAGCTTCAATAAAGTCATCATCATACTCTAATTGGTCTTTAGATAGCATTACTTTACCAGTAATCTCTTCATATAGATTAATAGCATTCTCCCAAGTAACTCTATCTCGTTTATGTCTATAAGACTTATAGAATTTGTCTTGTAAGAATGGCTCTTTATCTACAATCTCAGTTTCTTCATTATCAGATTTAACTCTAAGTTTAGTTGACTTCTTATCATCAACTACACCAAAGCCATCTTTTTCTCCACTGAAAGAATGCCTATGTGGAGTATATTGTACTAGCATATTACCATCCATTGTACCAACAATACCACCTACAGCTCCAACACCCATATGCTCTCTTGCAGCATATTCTTTTAAATCAGAGATACGTCTGATGATATCATATTCTTGAGGGATTTGTTTACCTGCATAAGTTTTATATACTGCAATAGCCATAGATCCAAAATACATAGTAGAGTAATTAACTAGATTAGGATATTGATCTACTAGATATGCATATAAAGATTTATCTAAGATAAAGATAGTCTTATTTTCTCCTCTAAGATTATACATGAAGAATCTAAGTATCTTAGTCATTTCAATATATACTTCTTCGATAGTCATATTGAGATTTAGATCTTCTGTATTTGTTTTAGGGAATATATCTTTACGATCTACGTTAGGGTAAACTCTTGCAAAGTATTCATCAGTCATTTTATCTGTAATATCATCTTCATCAGTAATATCTACCCATGTATTATAGAATAGATAGTTTATTATCTTATCTAGATTGATATATTTAATATTATCAGGATAGCTTTCAGGTAAGATACTCTTAATATACTCAATATTAGATGCATCCACTGCAAAGATATATTTACCTTTATCAGTATCTTCTTCAAATTCTTCCATATTACTAAGAACTATACCACCATCGTCATATACTGCTGATTCGTTAACAAAAAAAGATTCACGTGTAACTTTAACGATATCATTATTACGGTCAGCTTCATCATATATAAGTTGAATATTCTTAATATCTAACTTATTCTTTAAAGTACCAATATACTTGAAGTTTCTATTAAAGTTTTTAACCTCTATCTCCTTATTACATAGAACTCTATTAGATTCATCCATTCCTGCTGGTGGATCTATTAGTTCATATGCGTATTTATATTCATTTTGATTAGATGCATTATTTATATCATCAACTACAGATCTAGTCTTATCTAATAATTGATCATCATCACCTTTAGTTGAACACTTAAGCCCAACAACTGTATTATCTTTTTTACGGAGACCTACAATAACTATAGGTCTCCATTTATATCTTCCTGGGTTATCATCATAGGTGTATGGTACTTTCCATATATCACCTATATGCTTACGTCTTGGCATTATATCCTCCAATCAACATTGAGTTTCTTCAAGAAATAGTATATACATGTCTCTTATAGTTTTAGCTTCAACATCTATACCATTTTCCACGGCATATTCTATGTATTTTTTATCATATGCTTTTCTAAATTCTTCGTCAGTCTTTAATCTTGTACGTAGAGCTTTCCAAGAATCTATTTCATCTTTAAACTCTTCAACAAAAGTAAATAGATCATATATTGTATGGTTATCTTCTACATTCACACATAAGAAGTCAGATAACTCATATAATCTATCAAGCTTTTCTTCAGGAACAGTATCGCCTATTTTAATTTCCTCTACAGACTCAGTTAAAGGTTTAATAGCTATGTCAGTTTTAGTATTAATAGCGGTATAGTTTTCATTGATTACTAGAGTACATGCACGTTTATCATGATTATAGTTATGCATAAACTCTCTAATCATAGCACCTTCGGAATCAGATTCTATAATAGAAGATTCAGATACTTCATCATATAGATTTGCAGAATAGTATTTACCATCAATATCGATAGTAACCCAGTCTGCTATTCCATCCTTTGAATCTAGTCTATATAACTTATAGTGATTAGATTCAGTTAATGGAGTTCTATCAGCAGTTTGAGTTAAGTTATTTTCATTTAAAAATTCTTTAGTCTTATTAATGTATTCAGATTCATCATATGAGTGAATAGTATTCAATAAGTCTAGTAGTATATTCTTTTCCATTACGATTCTCCTTTGTAAATAGAAACTTTATATTCATGATTATAATATATCATTCCATTTATCATTGAACCTATTGGTTTATTCTAATTATTTTATTATCATCAGGATCTACTTCATTAATCTCTTGATCTTTTAATAAAGCTAGAGTCTCTAATAATTGTACAAATTTATTATCAACTAATCTTAGATAGTTATATTGACCTAATTTAATTAGTGCAGCTTCTTTAGAGATTTGTTTATCTCTATAGTCTACCATAAATCTATTGTTAGGATTATCTCCACCATCTTTGACTTCAATAATCAAATTGTAAGGAACGTAGTAAATATCCGTAATCCATTGACGTTTTTCGCCATATTTATCTACATATTCAATCACAGGTCCAGGCATTAGTATATCTTTAGAGTCACAGTGTAATACCGTATCCATGAATTCAATAGCATTCTTTTCATATGTACCTGTATAGGTAAATGGTGTACCATCACTAAATTTATATACACCAGATATACGTCTATGAGATAACATCTTAGCTTGATGTGCAGCATCATCTAATAGAGATACTTTACCATGTACTCTAATCATATTCTTTTTAAACTTAGCTCTCATTTCCTCTTTACATCTAGGATTAGAGCAAAGTCTATGGTATTTGCCAGTCTTTTCATTCCACTCTGTTTTATTACCACATACGATACATTTACCAGAGCCTGGGTGAGTTTTATCATATAAGAATTGCTCGGCAGAGATCTCACCGATAATATCTTCATGATCTTTTTCTATATGTCTGATTAACTTGTCTTTAAAATCTTTACGTCGACATAATGGACAAGCTATTCTTCGTTCAGTTGCCATTGTATCCTCCTTAATGAGTATATATCAATTTAATGCTATGTTAAAAATAGCTATTTGTGTATATTTTAAACCCTAGAACTAAGTAGTAATATATTAATATGAAAGGAGAATTTATCGTGGCTGATGATATTACTTTCATAACTGCCAAGACCAAAGAAATTCCAACTCTATTAAAGGAATATTCTTTATCTACTGACAGTTACAAAACTCCACTTACATATAAGAACTTTAATGCAGTTGGCACTCTAATTATGCGATTAATGCTATTAGAGCCAGGCACAATAACTCATAGTCCAGAAATGGGTCTAGGGTTAATTAGTAAA